TCATGCTGGAAGAAGGCAGGAGCATATTCCAGCAACGAGATGAACATTGACTGGTGCAAGGCTCGCGCTGAGTTTTGCGAGTCACATCTGTGGCGTGGGGTGGTGGCATGATTGATTTGGATGCCATTGAGGAGTGGGCAAGGAATACGCGTCTGAAGGAGTGCAAGTACCTGAGCACGGTTTCACTTATTGAGCTTATCACTCACCTGCGCCAAGCCGAGAAACTAAACGCAGAGCTAAAGGATCGTATATCAAAAATTGGCATGGATGTTGAGAGCGCAACAACTGGCCAGATTCCCAGTGAGCACCCTATAAAGTCTCGGCTAGAAATGGTTGCCAATCTGGCAAAAGACGCTGCGCGGTATCGGTGGGCTCTGGATAATTGCCTCCTTGGGATTGGAAGAAATGGCGCCACTTGGGATTTGCAATTTGAAGGCCCAGCGCCAGACCACATCGGCCAAGTGAGTGGCGCAATCGACGAGGCCATGCAGTGCAAGTAAAGCTAGAGTTCATCACTGAATGCGATGCGCAGCATGGAGCAATGTACTTAGATGATCGCGGGTAAAGAGTAAAGCTAATGGGAAAGGCTCTGGTGGTAGATAAGCCAGACCAAGCTGACCCGGCCCTTGTGATGACTGCTTATCGTGCTTATACTATTGATATCGCTGATGGTGATATCCCCGACAAGGATTAGGCAGGAGGTGATCCAGTCTTGGCAGCCGGAACAGACGGCAAGCTCCTAGCACAAACGAGAGATTGAGCGAAGAGCACACAACTGAAGTTTCATTGACCCGCAAAATCACGTGGGAAAGCAATGCGGGGCTAAACCGCAGAAGTGTGAAACAGTGAAACCTCAGTTGTGGTTTGGCTTAATGGAGAAAGCGCCCTGGGACCTGGGAATGGGAGCGTTGCGCTGATGTGGGGTCATGGCCTACGTTTGTGTGTACTTTTAGGGTGGCGCTAGCGCCACCCTGATAAAGTCCGATTTTAGCACGTAAAATTACATTGCTAACTCAGCCTTTTGGGGCTTGTGTTGAGGTGAAAGCCAGCCTTAATTTTTGGCTTATCAGGGGTAATTAAAATGTCTGTTCAAGTGCAGAGGAAAGATGGAAGCGGCGATCTTCGCTTGGCCCGTCGCCGTGCCTTGTTGCAACAAGAAAATCGCGTTTTTGAAGTTGTTCCATCAAGCTGGTCTCCAGCTCGTTCCCAAGAGGCGTCATTGGCGTCTGGCGAGATTTTTTCTGAATCAAAACATCCGTATAATGGTGCCTTCGAAATAGCATAAGGCGTCAGGAATGACCGCACCATCAACGGCGGTTGCAACCGTAAGGTGGTTCGAATCCACCAACCACACATAATTTTGGGGATGAGCACATAAGGCACGTGCGATCGACTGTTAACCGATAGGTATCTGGTTCGAATCCAGAATCCCCAGCCAATTTCCCAACACCACGCAATGCCATCAACTCCTGCTGTAACTTCGCCCCTCCATGTGAGGGGCTTTTTTTGCAGTAATGCATTGACTCGGTGCCATCCAACTGCCATCATGTTCCTGCCAGCCTAAATCAACCACTAATCCCTGTTGTGTATCTCGTCCGAAGTGGTTCGGATCGGCTGGCGCCTTGAGGTACACAACAGGGATTTTTTATTTGGTGAGAAAATGAAGATTTACATGATAGTTGTCTTTCAGTTGTTTTTGTTTGCCATGACTTATGGGTTTATTGTCCCGTCGCTGGTTTCAGCAAAGGACAGCATTGCGGTGGCTATGGGGTTTTTGGTTGCAGTGGTAATAGCCCCATCAGCCCTGCTGCTTATAGGTAAGTATTGTTACTATAAACACGTAAAGAAGGATGATTTGAAATGAAAAAAATAATTATGGCCATTGTGATGGCGGCATCATGCTTGACCCTGACGGCTTGTGGTCGCGCAACCGTTCCTGCTGGGTTTGTTGGTGTAAAGGTTGATCTGTATGGTGATGAGAAGGGTGTGCAGCAGGAAGTGGTTGGTGTTGGTAAATACTGGCTGACATGGAATGAAGAGATCTACCAGTTCCCTACATTCAATCAGCTCCACGTCTACAGTCAGTCGTTCAACTTTCAGACCAAGGACTCAATGAGCGTGTCTGCCAAGGTTGGCGTTGAGTATTACGTTGACCAGTCGAAAGTTTCCACAGTGTTCCAGACCTACCGCAAGGGAGTGGAGGAGATTACCCAGGTAAACATTCGCCAGAACATTGCTGACGCCTTGATCAAGGATTCTGGCAAGATGGATATTGGAACCTTGGCTGGTGAAGGGAGATCCAAGCTGTTGGATAGCGTTACCGAGGCGGTAAAGAAAAAGCTAGACCCAATCGGTATCGTTATCGTCAAACTGAGCTGGACTGATGATCTTACCTACCCGCCGCAGGTCACGGCGTCCATAAACGCCAAGATTGAAGCAACCCAGAAAACCCTGCTGCGAGAGAACGAGATAGCCCAGACCAAGGCTGAGGCACAGAAAGCCATTGAAGCTGCACGAGGTGATGCTGAGTCCACCATTCTCCGCGCAAAAGCTGAGGCTGATGCTATCGCACTTCGCGGTGACGCATTGCGCAAAAACCCAGAAGTGTTGCAGCTGGAGGCAATCGGAAAATGGAATGGCACCCTTCCGCAATACATGACAAGCGGAGCATCAACGCCATTCATCCAGGTCAAGTGATCTGCAAATGACAACAACCCGCTTCGGCGGGTTTTTTGTTTCCGCCATGCAGGGTGTTACAATGAGTAAATGATAAAAAAAGAGGAAACATAGAGGAATGGCAAATCCTAACCCAGAAAACAAGATAGACAAGGAAAGGCGAGCCAAGATGCCACCAAGGGGAAGGGATAAACGCATCCTGATACTTGAATCAATCAAGGAGTCTGCGCTTCTTGGCCTTAGCAAGGATAGCACGAGCGAGCAGGCAGAAAAGGCCGTATTTTCTCACATGGCAAAGGTTGCATTTAAGCCAGAGGATGAGAATCAAGCTAGTCAGTCAAGCGTGTGCCTAAGCCTGTTAATGAAGAAGGGGTGGCCTGATGTTAAGCCGCAGGATCCACTTATCGAATTCGATTTCGATAGCGATGGCACTCCGCTACAAAAGGCAAATCAGCTCATGAGCGCCATATCAAATGGGGTAATCCCACCATCCACAGGCCTTAGCCTGATTAACGCCATGGCATCAGTTATGAAGATTGAAGAGGTGACGGAGATCCGCCAGGAGATTGATCGCATCAAAGAGAAGTTGGGCATAGCCGATGTCAATCCTTAAGCGAGAGCTGAAGCGCATAAAGCCATTGGCTGACGCTGCTAGCGGAACACTGAAACCGACCATATATGGCGTTATAGATCGCGTTGATAAGGTTGATGGCAAGCTCATACCCAATATCATCCGCAGGTGGGAGGGAACTATCGGCTCAATGGTTCCCACCGATAAGGAGCCAACCGTGCTTCTAGTACCAAAGCTGGAACCTTTCATTCTCAAGCAGAAGAAATACAAGCTGCTGTTCGGTGGTCGCGGTGGCATGAAGACGCGCTTTGCGCAGAACGTATTTGCTGCTGAGGTGCATTCTACTGCTTGTAAGAATTACGTCCTGCGTGAGCGCATGACCGCTTTAAAGGAATCGGTTTACTCAGGCATAGAGACGACCATCAAGAAGATGGGTCTATCTGGCTTCATCCCTGTTCCGTCTAAGTGGGAGATACGTAATACTAATGGCGGGAAGTTCGTGTTTGGTGGTATGCAGAACATCATCGACATGAAGGGTACGGCAGACTTCAAGCGGTTCCTGATGGAAGAGGCAGAGAAGACCAAGCAGTCCACCATCGACACTCTGGGGCCTACGTTGCGAGAGGTTCCTGGCGCTGAATTATGGTATCTCTGGAACACTGGCTCAAGCCAAGACCCAATGAGCAAAGAGTTCATCATCCCGTATCAGGCTGAGCTAGATAAGCGCGGATTCTATGAGGATGAGCACCACATGATCGTCCGCCTGACATTCGAGGATAACCCTTGGTTTGAGTATGACGAGTCATTGCAGCAAGAGCTAGATAAGGACAGATCAAAGGTTAAGCGAGGCATAATGACTCAATCCAGATTCGATGGCATCTGGTATGGCAAGTTCAACGATGATGTTACCAACTCCGTTATCAGTGAGGACTGGTTTAAGGCCTGCATTGACGCCCACAGGAAGCTTGGCTTTGAGCGGAGAGGGGCGATCACATCGGCATGTGACCCATCCGACACAGGAAACGACCCGTGTGGGTTCGTATCTCGCCAGGGCGTGGTGTTCTTCGATGTTACCGAGATAGAGGCAGAGAACGGAAACCGCAAGATGGACGAGGCGTGTAAGCGAGCCACCATGAATGGATCTGACTCATTCGGATATGATGCTGACGGACTTGGCGCCACTCTGCGCGATAACGTTGACAAGTCATTCGGTGGGCGCAACGTCAACGTATACGCATACAAGGGCTCTAGCGCAATACACAACCCTGAAGCTCCATTCAAGAGCGAGACGGCCAACCTTACAAACACCAAGACCAATTTGAAGAACAAGGATGTGCTCTACAACAAGAAGGCGCAGAACGTCATCAGCTTCGCTGAGAGGGTGTTCAGGACGTGGGAGGCCGTTGTTGAAGGGAAATATCACGACCCTGATACCCTGGTTAGCTTCGAGTCTTACGATCCAAAAACTGGCATTGGCATCAAGCCTGACATGATGGAGAAGTTAAAGGCTGAAGCGGCCAAGACCCCAATCAAGCCAGGAGACACTGTAAGGTTCTACACCAAGGATGAGCTGAGAAAGGGCATTAGCTTGCCAGACGGTAGCAGGCTAAAGATCCCATCCCCTAACCTGTTTGATGCGGCAGTGTTATCATTTGACAAAGCCAGTATAATCAGCTTTAGGAAAGAGATTGACGTTTCTGAGCTATACGTCACAACAGTTACGGGGTGGTAATACATGCAATCGCACGAAAAAATGATGGAGCATTACCGCTCCGCTTCGTCTGATACGACAATGCGCGACCAGTGCAACCTGGACATGCAGAGATTCTTCATTGACGGTGAATGGTGGTCAGGTTCAAGTCGGTACGCCGAGCCTTTCAAGAATAGGCCACGCCCAGAGTTCAACCGCATCTGGAAGAACATCAATCGGCTGATTGGTGACATCAATGACATGGAGTTGAATGCCGTCATCATGGGTAACTCATCTGATGCCAGCGATGATGATGCCGTCCTGCTGCAGAAGCGGTGGCGCCATGACTTCCAATCTTCTGACGGCATTGAGGCAAGTGAGACGGCCACCATGGAGGCTATCGTCGGCGGGTTCGGGGCGCTGAAGATCATCACCAAGTACGAGAATGAGGAAAATCCGGACGACAATGAGCAGTATGCCTGCCTGGAGATAGTCCACTCCGCCGCAACATCCATCTATTTCGATGCTGGGGCAATACGCAAGGACAAGTCTGACGCTCGATGGGGGTGGCACCTGTCACGGGTTAATCGTGATCGCCTGGAGGAAGACTTCGACGTAGACAGTATTTGCAGTTTTGGTAATCCGGTAGCAAATGAGTCGCGCAACCTTGATACCAATCGCGATGTCTATGTCGCTCACTACTATGAGGTCATTGAGAAGAATGTAACCACATACGACTTCTCTGCTCTTGTTCCAGGCCTAGAGATAACCAGTGGCGATGGCATTACCGATGCAGCCGGCGCAACCTACACCCGCGATGAGCTGAAAGAGATCCGCGCAGAGTACGAACTGCAAGTTGGTGAGATGGCGCCGACCACTCGACGCAAGGTTAAGTACGTAGAGTACGCCCTGGCTGATGGCGAGAAGTACCTGACCAAGCCGCAGCGCCTGCCGTTTAAGCGAGTGCCAATCATCCCGCGCTATGGGTATTATGCCGTGGTTGATGGTCAGGAATACTATTGCGGCGAGGTGCGCAAGAACACTGACGCCGAGATGTTCCATAACATGTTTGGGTCTATCCTTGCCCAGGTTGCATCTGCGCCTCAGGTAACAAAGCCGGAGTACGCGCCAGAGCAGATTTCCCGCCATGCCAATCAGCGCTCAAGGGCTGATATAGACAACGTTCCGTTCCTGCTTAGTGACCCTATTCGTGATGTGAGTGATAACCCAATCCACTTTGGGCCAGTTGGTTATCAGCAGCCTCCGCAACTTGGCAGCGGCGCTGCAACGTTCGGGCAGTTCCTGCAAGAGACTATCGCAACTAATGGCGGAACAGGTCAGGCAACGCTTCCATCAAACACCTCTGGCGCCGCGATACAGAGCGTGAACGACAGGCAAGATGATGCGTTCCTGCCAATCGTGAAGAACGTCCTGCACTCATGCAAGGCCACTTGTGAGGCGTGGATACCGGCAGCCCAGAGGCTTTACTTCTCTAACTCCCGCCAGATAAGCGTAATTGAGGGCAATGGAGAGATAGCCAAGATAACCACGCTGGAGATGGGTGACACCGAAGATGGCGGTTACGGCCCGAGCAAGAACACTGCCAAGGGTCGCTATGCGGTAAAGGTTGAGCAGGGGGAGGCATACAAGACCAGCAAAGAGCGCCAGATTGAAGTCAACCTTCAGATGATACAGATGGCTGGCGCTGATGCTGAGTATGCGCAATTGCTTGCCTACAACACCATGACGCTGACTGACGGAGAGGGTGGCGACCGGATGCGAATGATTGCCCGCCTGCGCGAGATTGATTCCATCCTCTCAATGGGCTATCCAATCCAGCTATTCGACTTCGCCGAGGATGAGCAACAGTTCATCCAGTACCGACAGCAACAGATGGAGCAACAGGCTAACTCGCAAGACAACCCAGCAATGGCATTGGCTCAGGCGGAAATGCTTAAGGGTCAGGCCGCCCAGGTTGAAGCCGAATCCAGCATGATGAGCCAGCAGATTAACGCCTACAACGCAGAGACCAAGCGAATGCAGGTGGGCATTGATGCAGAGAAGGCCGGAGCTGACATCAACATCAAGCAGGCCGACCTTAAGCTTAAAGCGCTAGGGCAGGCAGGAAAGATGATCCAGTAAAAGAAAAGGCCCCGTGATGGGGCCTTGTTATTGCTAAGCTGGATTCATGATAAGAGTTATCATAGCTCCGATCGCTAATATTACCAACATTCTTGCCAGCCAATCTAAGTCCATAACATCACCTTATTGTTATGGGCGGCGGATGAAGCGGAACTTGCTGGATGTGCACCACTTACTGCCTTCGCCAGGCGGCTGAAAACGAAACGGTCTTTCTCCATCGTAATCTTTTGGCTCCATTTCGGTAATAAAGCCAATCATCACACCTGCGTAGCACTTTGCCTTAACCTCATCCCCAACCCGCAAATCCCGCCAGTCGGTAATCGCCAGCTCTGGCTCTTTCTTTGCGGTGATTGGTGCCACAAGCAATCCAAGCGCTTCACCTGCCAACTCAAGCGCTTTCAGCTTAGCATCCGCATCAGCCTTCGCATTATCAGCCTCCTCCTGCTTGCGCTCGGCGTAGTCCTTGGCGTTTCGGTAGTCGGTTGCCAGCTGCTCGATGGTTGTTTTGGCTTCCGGCTCCGAAATTGACCGCATAACAGACTTGCAGAATTCAGGCTTCGCTTGCTCCGGCTTGTGCGGGCGGAATGCCTTAACACCAAGATCGCCAGTGTAGGTAAATGAATACCCTCCAGCTAGAACACCAGCCTCTTTTCGTCCGTCTCCATAAATAACATCAACAATCGATCCAGCTATTGGTTTGTTTTTCTCATTTAGCTCAATCCAACCATCAGCATCCGGCGCTTGGTAAAGGTGGAAGTATTCGGCGCGGGATAGGCATGACTGATGCCAGTTGCTAAGCCTTGATACCTTTATTGGTACTGTCGAAGTTGCTGAACCTTGCCAGAAAGAACCTGATTTGTGCGGCTTATTGACATAGAAGTATATAAAACCGTTTCGTTCTTGCGCTGCAAACTCCCCATCACGCCACTCGCCATTCTCGCAGATGATGCGGGCCAGCTCTCTTTTGCTGTTGCTGATTTTCATCGCTTCATCTCCATCTTTTTGCTGTCTCGAAACTTCTTCTGCCTGCACTTGTCAGAGCAGTATTTGGCGTTACTCTGCATCCTCTGCGTCTTGCCGCAGACTGGGCAGGTTAGGTCTTGTGGCATGTGCGCCCCAGCTCTGCAAGGAGTGCGCCAGCCCTTATGGCTCGCTGTATTGCCTCGATGGCTGCTGCTGCCCTAATCTCATCAAGCGCATCATTCCAGTCAACCTGCCTTCCAAGTAGCTCGCAAGCTGACTCTTGGCTTACGCGCATTTCCATCTCTGGCAAAGTTGCAGCCATCATCTCGCGCTTGGTTAGACCACCAAAGATGTCGCCACCATTGGATTGAGTTGGCATCGCTGCCATATCTGCATCATTCATCACTTCATCTCCTCATCAAGCCCAAGTCTCTGCATTTCTTGTTTTGCCAAGTGCATCCTGTACATGGCTTCAACTTGGAAGCCGGGAGTGTAATCTCCTGAGTCTTCAAAAACCCAAAAAGCATATGCGCTAGGCTTAAATACATTTCGCTCAACCTGCTTTAGGTACAGTGAGCTGATAGATCTGCACTTAACCTTTGCAACAATCCCAAATTCACTTTTGCC